TGTTCTGTTAGCCAATTCTTCTGCGGTCATCGCATTTTGCCCCATTGCAGCCGCACTAGATTCAAGACGGCCAGACATTAGCATCGCTAATTCAGCCACATCTCTTAAGCCAGCCGCATCAGCAATTGCTCGTTTTTCATAATAGCTAAGTTGTTCAAAACTGCCTGCGGCTGCGAGGATTCCTTCTCTAAGCCTGCGGAACCTTTCAGTTGGGTCAACCGTCATAAGCATGTCGAGCGAGTTGAACAAGTCTCTTCCTAAAATAGCGTTTAAGCGTCCAGCAGCTTCAGCGGCTCCTTGAAAAGTATCGAATTGAGACGTAATGCTGAGTAAGTCACGCATTCCAATACCTGTGTTTTTAGCGGCTACTTGCAAGTCAGAAAAAGTTCTGATCATCCTTTGTCCATATACAGCTAAGTCCCTGCTGGCCTCAGCAAAATCTCTGGAGATGATTTCTGGAGGTACCTGCAGGTCAATAGAAAATTGTGCCAAGCTTCTCATTGTGTTTTCTGCAGCGTCTGCTGTTTGGCCATATATTCGTACCAGATTCTCCATGCTTCTGGCGGTATCCGACGCTGCCATACCATTTCTTCCTAATTGTGCCGTCATCGCTACAATTGATTGTCGAGTTTCCATGCTGTAGCTCGTAAAGGCAGTCATTTCACTTCTTAGTGTTCCCCAAGATTGACTAGTCTCTCTGACTGACACGCCGCTAGCCAACAAAGCTTGCTGTGTGCTTTTCATAGCCCTGCCAAATTTTGTTGCTTCGTCTGTTGCTATGCCCATTGTGCGCGAGAATTCCATCACGGACTGATCCATCTCAAACGCTAATTCAATTCCCTTTTTGAGAACAAGAAGCATGCCTTGTTCCATATAATTGGAAAAAGTATTCATTGTGGTGATTGCAGCTTTAGTTGCAGCTGCTTTTTTATCCATAGCGCCGGCACTTTGGTAAAGTTTGCCAGCTAAAGCACCCATCTGTAATGCCATGTTGCTGGATGCGTCAGTCGCTATTCCGAACATGCCGGCAAGGTTCTTAGCACCCTTGGCGGCGGAATCTTGCTGGAGAGCAATTGCTTCTTGCTCACCT